TTATCGTACTGAACATTACTGACCTGACCCTTTAGATATAAGTCGTTTATTAATGTACCGTAATAAGCACCTTCAACTGGTGCAGCAAATGAACACTCAAACTCTTGTAGGAACTTTGACTCACCCATTGCTTTGTAAGCAGCATCTAACTCTTCCTGATCCAAGATGCCTGTCTCACTTGATTTGAATTCTAGTAAGTTCCAACCATCGTCTTTATTAAATGCTTTATCTCTTAATGTCTTGAAGTGGTTAGCACCCTTAGGTGTACCAATAAACATTGCCCAACCTTTTCGGTCTGCTAAAGCTGGTCGGATAACCTCTGTAAATAGATTAGGATTAACATCACCGATCTCATCTATGACAACACCGTCAAGGTATATGCCCCTAAGAGAATCAGCATTGTCAGCACCGTATAAACTGATACGCACACCCAGAAAATCCACTCTAAGTTCTGCAATATTCGCTTTAGCATCTAATGGTCTCGTATATTCTAATAAGTAATCCCAAGCCACTCGTTTAGCTTGGTTATAAGTTGGTGCAATGTATGCAAATCTAGGATTAGGTTTGTCACAGTTTAATGCACTATGTATTAATTGATTGATCGCACTCACCGTTTTACCCATCCTTCGATGAGCAACGACTACATTAAAACGATGTTCTTCTACAGCTTGGTGAATAATTAACTGTGGATCTCTAGGTCTATAACCCAGATCAACCTCTTCTTCTAAAACTTCTTCTTCGAGCTCTTCATGCTCTAGTGCAAGTTCACTCATCTGACTTCTTTGGAATACCAGTAATAATCTTTAACTGCATTGGAGCATCAGAATCACCAGTAATCTCAGTTGATTGTAAGTCTGGCACAGATTTCTTCAGTAATATCTCAATAGCTTTTAATTGTGATGGCTTTAATTCGTCCACTTCTGTGCTAAGTGCATGATTTTGCAGGCGATTTATTAACTGACTTGCCTGAATCTTTGCTCTAACTTCGTCTTGATGTTTTTTTCTTATTCTTGCTGCCATTTGTAACTCCTAGTAGGGTCATTACTTTCCTTGTTTAAGTTGTTCCATTCGCTCTAGTCTAGCTTCTCTAGACATATATAACCATTGTGCTAAGTCTTCGTAGTCTCTACCGCAAGATATACAATGATTGTCCTTCATACGACAGACACCGTTGCAAGGTGAGTCATCAGACACAATCACCCACGCTTTTTAGTATTTCTGCGAGGCTTGGCTGTTTTTGCCGCTTCTTTAAAGTCTTTTGCAGTAGGTCTAGTTTTGCTATTTTTTGAAGACATTCTTTCTCCGCTTCCAGCTGCGATTCTTTTTCGTTTTGCATGGATGTTTGCATAGAGACCTCGTTTAGCCATATTAAAACATCTTTTCTCGTTCTTGTTTTAAACGATAAAGATCCATTGCTTCGTTTTGTTTACGAATTTTTTCTTGAATTAATCTTTCATTACGCATTTGTTGCTCTTGCTCTATTGCACGAATATCTTCATCAGATAATTCATCAAAGTTTTGGCTAAATAAAGTTTTGTCATCCATCATTTTAGGATTTAAATCTGCTAACAATCCAAATGAAGGCATTGTGTTGTTTCCATTATTAAAAGATGTTTGATTTGGCATTGATGGCATAGATCTCATCAACTGTATTAATTCGTCTGGATTTATAAAATTAATTGGTGGTCTAAAAGGTTCTGAATCTATAGCATCATTTACATTAAAATTAGGATTTATAGGTGGTGCAAGTCTTTTATCTTCGTACGGCATACCACCAGTTTGTGGTGTCGTCTCAATCATTTTAATGAGATCTGCCATTGTTGGTCGTCTCATCATAATTATTTACCTTTGTGCATCTTTTTTTTCTTTTCCATCATCTCCATTTTTTTAGATTCACCTTTTTCGTGTTTCTTTTTAGCCTTTTTAGAGATGTACTTTTCCATTTGTGATTTATTGTATTCTGTTATAGCCATGTTATTTCCTTTTCTTTTTAGATTTACCAGCTTTGGATAGTGCTATTGGATAGCCTGCTTCTGTGGTCTACCTGATTTAATCTCAGCTCTAATGTTGCTAGAAATAACCTTTTGAGACTTACCTTTTTTGAGTGGCATACATTATCCTGATAAAAAAAAGGCCCACCGAAATGGGCCACAAAGGAGGATAGATGGAGATTCTGGGCGTACCTCCCCCTACCCCACGATTATACCAAATAAATGTCCGTTATCCAACACCCAAAAGCACAATATATTGTATATTTTTAACTTTTTTTAATTAATTTAATTTAATAGTGTCCACATACTTGACAATAATATTTAAATAGACAATAATATCTTTACTAACTTAATTATATGGAGACTTAATCATGAATGTAACTAAAGAAGATTTAATAGCAATACCAGCAAACAAACGAATCGGCATTTTTGTAACAGAAGATGCTGCTTACGATCAAGCCTGCATGATTGAATTTTTAAATGCTACAACTTATAACCTAGCTATTGCTCAGATCAGACAACACGATTCAGCATTACGCCAAGAGGCAATTTACAAACCAACTATCGAGTTCAAAGTTCCTAGCATTAAAAATGGCCGTAACAGAAGATTTTATATTTGCGGTGACTATGTTTGGTCAAAAGGTTATTTTGGTTGCAACAAAGATAGCATCATGAGAGGTGATGCTTATAACCCAGATCGTGGTTCTGACTACGATGTTCGTGCAGCATTAATTAAACTTGAAGGAGAAAAATAATGAGTACAGAAATTAAAAATATTTTAGATAATGTAGATAAAGAAGTAGAAGCAGTATTAGATCAAAAACATAAGTGCGAAGGTTTATATGCAGAAATTATGATTCAAAAAAAGAAGCTAGAGGCACTTGCTGAGGTATATAATAAAGAATTAGCAAGTTATAAAAAAATGCTTGCTATGTGAAAGGAGGCTATTATAAAATCTCCATACAGGGCTACTTCGGTGGCCCTTTTTATATCTGTATCCTTGATGAAACCATATCCAATAGTTTATCCAGAGCGACCTGTAGCTTTAACTCATAATACATTGGCCTCTTAGTTCCTAGATACCTTGCCCAGATAGCATTAACCTCTTCTGGGTTAAGTGAATCCATACATGAATTAATAGTCTTTATAATCTCAGAATCAGCCTCTTCGATCATGTCATCAAAAGATGTAGAAGATGATCCAGACATACCAATGCTTCTTTGTGGATATCCTAGCTTATGATCTTCAGACTTCATCCATCTCGACCACATACCCATATAATCTAAAAATAAATCATAGTGCATAATTAATCCCAGTCCATTGAGTCGTAATAACTACCGTTGTATGTAACGCCTTTTCTTCCAGAAGATACATTTGGTGCATCCTCTGCCCTTCTTTTTTGAACACTTTTTACTTTAAACTGGCTTGCAACTTCTTTAGCTGATGGATATAAAAGTTGAGCTAATAAACAATCATTATGAGACTTAAATAAATAGTAACCAGCTCGTCTTAACTTTGTATTTCTAATTATATTATTTTCTCTCATTACTTTAATTAAATTTGAAAGTGGTTGTTCAGCTATTTCAAATTCAATAGATAATTCTTTTATCGTTTTAGCTTCTACATCTAATACGGCTAATATTTTATTAACAGCCTCCTTACGATTATATTTTTTACCGTTAAGTTCATACTCGTAATTTAAAAATTCTTTTTTATATTTTTCAGCTGACATCAACTTCCCTCACTTCCCAACGATTAGATTTATTTTTAAACCAACCATGAACTAACAATGTCCAGTTGGCCTTCCTCAAATTACTTGTGTGTGGTTCATGATCTGCAATCTTCTTAATTCTGGCTGACATATTTGATTTGCTAGTAACTTGGACTGCAACAGTTTGTCCGTCTTTGACAGCAAGTATATCCCAGCAGCCAAATAAATCACGCCTATTGCCAAACCCACGACCAAATGCAGGTATCCATACTTCAACGACTTGAACTGTCTCATACCCTTCACTCTTTAGTTTTTTTAGGCTGAGTTGTGTCGGACTTGTCTTTGCCATCTTTTCTCCCAAAAATTCTATCCCAGTTTTCTTCTATCTTTTTTGTATCTTCTTTTCTTCTGCTTGAGCCTTTACCCATATATTCTCCTACCAATACATTATTAAACGATCATTATGCCTGATGATATGTCCTTGTAAAGTAATTCTATATTCACCAGGTACATATTCTTTTAACCTTGCAATGTTATGCAAAAAATTACCTTTATGAAAAATAATATCCCCTACATTGTATTCCAGGTATTTCTCTTCACCATCCAGGTACTCTAATCCAGCTCCAGATTTAGGAATATCTATGACTACAGTAAAGCTTGATGCTGTATCATTTTTTAATCCTAAAGTTTCATATGGATAATCTGTATGCCAGTTAGATGGATAATTTAAAAACGCTGGATCAGATTCAAAGATATGAAATGATGGATATGCAAACTCATGATTTAAATAAACCTGTTTACCAATCAAATGCGTTAAATAAACTTGAACATTAACATATAAGTCTTGAAAGTGATCTACTAATTTTGGATTTAATATCTTAGATTCTTTAAAGTATTCAG